ATGGTGCTCACTGACTTCAAGATCCGGGGCGCGAAGCCGACGGAGAGACCCTACCGATTGAGCGATGGGGGTGGCTTGTTCCTGGAGGTACGGCCAAACGGGTCGAAGCTTTGGCGCTACGCATATCGGCTGGACGCTAAGCAGAAGCTGCTGGCGATCGGCAACCTTCAGCAGGTGAGTCTGGCCGATGCGCGCGCTGCGATGCGAGCCGCTAAGGCGCAGGTGAAGCTGGGACAAGATCCGGTCATGCAGCGGCGGATTGCCAAGGCCAGGACTGAGGAAGGAGCGCTCAATACCGTGGCGCAGAATGCCGAGGACTGGTTCGCCAGGAACTCCAAGGGCTGGTCGGTGTCGCATCGCGACCGTGCCCGGCGCTACTTAGATCAGCGGATATTGCCGGAGATCGGCAAGTGGCCTATCCGTGAGGTCACCGCTGCCGACGTTTTGAAGCTGCTGCGCAAGACCGAGCAGGCGGGGCCTCATGCGGCGATCGTCACCCGACAGACCTTGGCGTCTGTATTCGAGCACGCGATCATCAACCTTCGTGCTGACACTGATCCGACGCACCCCGTGCGCCGAGCCATCAAAAAGCCGCCGGTCGCCCATGCCGTTGCGCACCCGGATGTCAAGATGGGCCGCTTGTTGGTGGCCCTGGACACGTACAGTGGCAAGCGTTCAACCGCAATTGCGATCGAGCTGCTGGCGCTGACTTTTGTCCGGACGAAAGAGCTGCGCACGGCACTGTGGGAAAACATCGATTGGGATGCCGATGTCCCCGTATTGAAAATCGACGCCGGAGAGATGAAGAAGGGGCGGAAGCATTGGGTGCCACTGGCGCCGCGCGCGCTGGAGTTGTTACGCGAACTGCGTGCCATTACCGGCGATCAGCAGTACCTATTCCCTAATGGCAAGGACAAGGGTAAGCCCATGTCGCGCGACGCGGTGAACATGGGTCTAAAGTACCTTGGCATGCGGGAGATATCGGGCCACGATTTCCGGGCAACGGCATCAACTAGGCTTCATGAGATGGGCTATCCATCTGCCGTAGTTGAGATGCAACTGGCCCACGCGAAAACAGATAAAGTCGGCGCGGCTTACAACCACGCCGAGTTTCTGCCTGAGCGAATTAAGATGATGAATCACTGGGCTGATCACCTGGCAACCCTTCGGAAGAACCCAGGCCAGCAAGCCAAGCCCTAATCGCCGATTCCTGCCAACCGATGGCGCGCGCACCCAGGCGCCGGGTCTTGGGAAATGTCCCGGCACGCATGGCCCTGCGGATCGTGGATTCGGAAAGCGCGGTGATCTTGATCACCTCCGGCATGCGGATTATTGCGTCCAGATTGTTATCGGCCATGTGGCCCTCTTTCTTGCGGCAGTGAACCATCTGTCCCGGCGCCTGTTTTGTCGTAGCGAATGTCCTGCGCCTGCCCTGTGAGGCGTTGCAGGCGCTGGGCGGGCCAGCCCATCCATTTGGTGGCGGCGATCTTCCAGAGAGGGCTGCGCACGTTGGGGTAGTGTGCTTTGCCATGTTTCCTCTGCGGGCTTGTCCAGGTGGGATCAGTTGGCGAATGTCTGCGCGTTCACGTTGTTGGTGGGCGCAGGTGGCTGGAGATGCTTGGCGCGGTCGATGCTGAGGCTGCGCGGCGCCAGGATGGAGAGCACGACACGGCCGTCCTGTGCTCTGACGAGGTGGATCTCGATTGCATGGCCGATGTGGATCGTTTCTTCTTCGGCCATGCGCAGGACGGCAGCGCCGGCGGCGTGCGCGGGAGCGCCGAGGGTCAGGGCTTTTCGATTCAAGGGGCAGGTCTCCTAGATGGTTGTTTGGGAGGAGGCGATGTCCGCACCAGGCGCAGCAGCCAGCTGGTGACGGCGTTGCCAGGCGGCGGTGGCGCGCGCGCTGTACCAGTCGCGTAGCGTTGACCAGCCGGCCTCTGGCAGGTCGATGAAGGTGCCGCGCACGCAGAGGTAGTGGCGCTGTGCACGGCCATAGACAGGCTGCTCGAACGCAATGCCCTGGCGCAGGCTGGTGACGATGGTGGCCAGCGGCACGCCCCTGTGCAGCACGCTGACGGTGAAATCGTCCTGGCCGGGCTGATAGGTCAACTGGACCTCGCCGCGGTAGCCGGCAACGGTGACCGATTCGATCCCGATGGCAGGCTGGGCGCTCATGCCGGCCATCTCGGCGTGGGCTGGCTGCTGCGGAGCGCCGACCCTGTAGCGATCGCCGGGCGAATCGTCTGCAGCGCTGCGGGGATGTGTCCGGTGGCCGGGAGGGTGGGCCTGCTGACCCACGTTGTGTGCGGTGTTGCTTTGCATGCGTCTTGCCCCTGCGCGCCGAACAGTGGCGCAGTCAAGGGAATTTAGCAATCAGATAAAGATTAGTAAACGGATAATTTTCTCGGCACTCAACTACCCGTCAGCTAAATCTGCTGCGTTCAGGGATCAGAACCGACGGAAGCCGGCATGGATGAGTGCGCGGCCTTTGACCCGCAGTGCACCGAGCTCGGGTTTCCAGGCCGGAAACTCCGGGTTGATCGAGACTACGTAGATGCCGTCTGACCGGCGTTGCAGCATCTTGATCGACGTCTCGCCATCGACGTTGATGAGGTAGTAGTCGTCGCCGTCGAAGTAATCGATCGCCGTGTCGATCCACACCACGTCCCCGTCCTCGATCTTGGGTCGCATGGAGGGGCCGCGCCCGGTGATGAGCTGGATGCGCCCAGGCTTCGGGAGGAAGCCGAGCTTTCGGCGCACCTCCCATTCGGCGACCTCCAGGGTGCGGATGACCTCTGGGAAATCCTGATTCACGACGCCCGTGCCCATGCCGGCAGCTCCTTCGTACAGTGCCAAGCGAAGGTAGCCAGGCGCAATCTCAGTTTCTGATACTGATGAGTCCGCTTGTGAGCTGGGTGCGTGTGGTCTGTCCATCCACCCCGCGTCGCGGTCCATCACCAGGCTGATTTTCCGGGCGACCTCTCTGCCGATGGGTTTGCCGGCAAGCAGCTGAGACAGGTACGAGCTCGAAAAATCGCCGAGCCGCTGTGCTTGCTCTTTGCGGGTCTTGAAGCCCTGCTCGATCAACTGGTCGATGACCAAGCGCAGATTTTCCAGGCGAATGTCTGCGATATCCATGGCAGGCTCTCAGGTAGAGGGTTAGCGTTAGGCTAACACGGATGTTACCTTGGGGATTGTTTTATGAGTTAGCTATTTGATAAATTTTGCGCATGGACATGCCAGCACTCGATCAAGCCATCGCCGCGGCGACCAATGCGGCCACCCTCGCCAGAGCGCTAGGGATCAAGCAACCCTCCATCTGCGGTTGGTACAAGCGCGGCCAAGTGCCGTCGGCGCAATGTCCAGCCATTGAGGCGTTGACCGGGGTGAGCTGCGAGCAATTGCGGCCAGAAGTGCACTGGCAGCGTGATGAGGCTGGCCGGGTCACGGGGTACTCGATACCGCTGCAGCCGCGCCAGACACGCATGGGAGAGGCGCCAGTGCCGGATTAGCCGAACCACCCGGTGCGGTCGTCGGGTAACGGCGGGGCCGCATCGTTGAAGCCTGCAACCGTGGGATAGGGACTGAGACAGCAGGGTGCGCCGTAGTCGGCATAGCGCACGTCCCGAACAAGATGCTGATCGGCGCGTCTGGCCCGCGGTAAGGGCCACCGGTCGGGAGTGGCCCGTTAAGCGCAACGGGATGCTTCCGGCTGTCCTCCAGAAAGATTTCAGAGATCTTTCTGGATGAGCCAGCAGCAAGGGAAGGGCTTTACTGGAAGCTATCTGGAGTGGGATAGGCGCACGCACGCGAGGCTTAACCAGAAACTATCTGGCGTGGGATAGGCGCATGCACGGGAGGCTTAGCCGGCTTGGACGCTGGCCGAAGGGGTCAGGGATGGTGCGTACATCCATCGCGAGGAAGTGGCCGCGGTGGTGTCTGGCGCGAAGCGGGTCGCCCTGGCGGCCCATCGTCAGAAACGACGAAGCCCCGACCGTCTCGCGAACAGGCCCGGGGCTTCGATGTACGAGGCCCAAGTATGCCAGAGCACATCCACGAGCTTCATCCGCTTTGCACCCTGTTCCCGCGCCTGGCCGGTGCTCAGTTCGACACGCTGCGCGAGGACATCGCAGCGAACGGCCTGCGCCATCCCATCGTGCTGCTGGACGGGAGGATTCTGGACGGCGGCAATCGCTACCGTGCGTGCGTGGAGGCTGGCGTCGAGCCAACGTTCACCGAGTTCACCGGCGGCAACATCGTCTCCTTCGTCCTGTCCTCGAACCTGCACCGACGCCACCTGAGCGCCGGCCAGCAAGCGTCCATCGTCGCCAGCGCCCAGGATTGGGCGAAAGCGCGGGCGATCGGCGGCAACGGCAGCAACCAACATGTCCAAAGGTGCAACGTTGCACCTTTGGACACCGTCCATTCCCGCGCCGCTCAGGCTGGAGCGAGCGTGCGCACGCAGAAGATGGCCGCCAAGGTGGCCAAGGCCGATTCACATTTCTGCTCAGGGCTAAGCGGCCAGCAACCGCCGCAGGAGGCGTTGCCGTGAGCGAGCATTTTTCCTGGCAGTCCGCGGTCACCAGGTCGTGCCTGGAACCCAGCACGAAGCTGGTGCTGTTGGTCATCGGTACGCACATGAATCAACACGGCGAAGGCGCCTTCCCGTCGTACAAAACGCTCGCTGCTGGCACTTCCCTCAATCGCGCGACCGTCATCCGGCATGTGGACATGGCCATCGCCGCAGGCTGGCTCAGCAAGCGCAGTCGGGTGCGGCAGAGCAAAGCGTCAGGACGGCTGGAAGCCGATTCCAACACCTATGCGATCTCTTTTCCTCGGTCGCCTAGCGCGACCCCCGTAGTCGCACAGGACGATCACCCCCGGTCGCACTGCACGACCACCCTGGTCGCACAGAACCACCACCCTAGTTGCACAGCGCGACCACCCGTAGTCGCACAGCGCGACCCTAACACCCCATATCTAACACCCCAAGGAACACAAGAGCATGCCCCTGTAGTCCCCGATGGGGACTCAGCAGCCAGCGAGCAACTGCTAACCAATCAGGAAAAGCTGAGCAGTCAGGAAGAGCTGGGTCAGCAGGAAGATCAACACAGACCACCGACACCCGTGGAGGTAATCCGAGAGACTTACAACCGGATGCTAGGGCATCGCCCCGGATGCACTGCCAGCCTGGCGACCACTGCGCTCCTGGAACGCAAGCTGCGCAAGGCCGATGCCAACGCACGCAAGACCTGCAAGGCGGCCGGAGTGATCTTCGATGCGCCAGAGTTCTGGGAGATCTACTTCAGCGTGTGTCTGCAGGACCCCTGGATGCGGGGGGATCGTCCGAACCCCAACAACGCGCGCTGGAAGCAATCGCTATCGACGCTGATCGATGATGAGCGATTCGAGCAGGTCATGAACATCGCGCTCGGCAGCCTGGAGATCGAGCGATGAGGCGGCCCGAGTTCGATGCCGAATCGGCCGTGCTCGCGTGCCTGTTGCGCGATCCAAGCTGCTACTGGCACATCGCCGAGCTGTTGCAGGGAGATGACTTCGGGGATCGTGAGTGCCGCGCCCTGTTTGAGGCGATCACGGCCGAAATCGTTGCGGGGCGTCCCTCGGACGTGGTCACGCTGGGCGAACGCCATCCGGCAATCGCGGATGTGGCATTGGAGATCTATGTCCACTCCACCGGCAATCCGCGCTACGTGCGCAACTACGCCGCGCTGGTGAGCCAGCGAGAGCTGCTGCGCAGGGTCCGCCAGGCCGGCAGCCGCATCGCCCACCTGGGGGCAGAAGAGGACGTGTACGGCGAGGCGCAGCGCATCCTGGCCACCTGCATGCCCAAGCTGACGGGCAACGGGCCGCGGCACATTTCGGAATTCGTCCGGTCCTCGATGAAGGGGATGATGACGCGGTTCAACACCGATAACGACATGACCGGTGTTGCCACCGGATTCGATCCGCTGGACGACCTCATCGGAGGATGGCAGCCGACCGACCTGATTATCGTCGCGGCAAGGCCAAGCATCGGGAAATCAGCGTTCGCGCTGCAGACTTTGCTGCATGGCACACGGCCAGACGGGGGCGTCAACGGCTTCCTGGCGTCGCTGGAAATGTCCGGTGAGCAGTTGGCTGATCGCGCGATCTCCAAGCTGGGCCGCATCAACGCCATGCACATCCGTAGGCCCAAGCTGATGGAGGAGGAGGAATGGGCTAGCGCGCCGGCCGCCGCCCAGCAACTGGCCAAGCACCTGTTGTACGTCGACGACGCTTCGTCGCTGTCGGTGGAAGGGGTGTGCGCGCGTGCCCGCCAGGTGGCCGCGGAAGCGGGCGCGTTGGGGCTGGTGGTCGTCGACTACCTGACCTACATCGACTTGCCCAGGAAGGAAAACCAGGAGCAGGGCATCCAGCACATCACGCGCAGCCTGAAGATGCTGGCAAAGGAACTGCGTGTGCCGGTCATCCTGCTCTCGCAGTTGAACCGCGATGGCGACGATGAGCCATCGCTCAAGCACCTGCGCGGGTCAGGGGCCATCGAGCAGGACGCCGATGTGGTGATCTTGCTGCACCGCCCAGACAAGGCCAATCGCGCGGTGGTGAAGGTCACCCTCGCCAAGCAACGAAACGGCGCGCTGGGCGAGTTCTACCTCGGCGCCGACATGGCGCGGCAGAGCTTCACGCCGATCGAGTGGGCGCCGCAGCAAGACCCGATGGTGCCGCCGACCAAGCCCAAGTTCCGTGCCACCAAGTCCGGTCCAGCGACTGTTGGCAGACGCTATTCCCATGGAGGTGAACATGATTGACCCGATTGACCTACTCATCCTGCGGAGCCCCACCACATCGCTGGATGTTGATGCGTGTAAGTGCGAAGGCGTGCTGCAGTGTGGAGGAGGGAGCTCCATCCACGTAGAAACGATGTGGACCGACTCAGCTGCCTTCAAGACGCTTTCGCAGCGCTTCCCGCTGCTTGCGAAGCCGAACGCACTCATTGGCTTTGTAGATCTTACTGTTGGGATTTTGTCCCATACTGTCGCAAATTTTTACAATCGCATTGTTGTCGGAGATCGTGCCGACCAACAGCACCAAGCAATAGCCGGTCGTGAGGAGTCCGCAACACAAAAGAAATGCAAAAAAAGCAGAAATTTTGCTCTTCAAATGCTTGGAGAAAACTATGTGGAAGCGAAGACAGGCGAGGATCACCCACAAGATGCTAACTCCCAGGCCAGCAACGAACACATGTTTTCCCCACGCGCTTGTGCCCTGCACGATCTCTGTATTGTGGGCAGTGATTGCAGCACCAGCGATGGCAACTGCCAGGGCCCAATTTCGCCCAAGCTCCAGCAAACCTTCAAGCCAGTAACTTTGTGTTTTCGCATCTGCGAGCCGAGGTTGCTCGCGAGAAAATTCTTTGAAAATTTGAGTGATGCGATCGATAAAGCGATGTTTGCCAGAACGGTCAGCCATGCAATCACCCTTGCCAATGAAGATGTCATTTGCGGAGGAGGCATCGTAGTCAATCTGCAACATTCGATACCGCGCGAACCGATTCAGGTCTATGGCCGCAACGTTCGTGGTTTGCATAGACGAGGCCAGATCGGTCTTTGCACTGTAAACGACGTGATGGTGGAGGTGGCCGCATGAGGTGCATCCAGCATCCTGCACAAACGTTGCGCAATTTTGCCGATTGGCTGGACGCGCAGTCCTATCGCTACGACCGTTTGCTCTGGCGGAACAACGGCGAGCGATCCACGGTGGCAGAAACCTACCGGCAGATTGCTTCCCAGGCCCGCCAACATGCCTACCGCTACGCGCGGCTGGCCGAACACCCCCAGAACAGCGAGAACCCCCATGACTGATGCCTACACGAGCGAGCGTGCCAGCTTCCGTGAGCGGCTGGCCAGGATGAGCGGCGGCACGACCTATCGCGCGCCCATGGAGGGACACGGCACCAAAAGCGACACCATGCCGGACGTACACACGATGGCCGCCGCGCTGGCCTATGCCAGAGAGGGGGAAAGCGACATCGGGCCGGATATGGCCTTGGCGATCGTCTGCCAAACCGACTATCGCCGGCAGCGCATCGTCACCGAGCTTGCGGCCGCGCTGCTGGCGGCCACAGGCAAGGTGGGCGAGCGATGCGCGCAGGTGTTGCCGATCATCTGTGGGCGCGCGTATGTGGCCGTCGTCCTGGGCGTATCGGCCAAGCCGGACCCGGCATGGACCATCGCCGAGAGGGATTGGCAGTTGTTGGCGGGCCTGGCCGAGGCAACGTTGATGCAGGCAGCGGAGGGAGCGATCCGCAGAGCGGCTGGCAGCTACCACGGACGTGATCTGCGCAGGACGGTACGCAAGCGCGTTGAACGGCTTGCAAGTCAATCGCCGAATCGGCAAAATTCTCTATAATGCGAAGTAGCAACTCGCAAGAAGCCCGGCCAAGCGCCGGGCTTTTTCGTTTCCGGAAGATTTCATGGCAGTCATCTCATCCGAGCATGCCGGCGGCCGCAATGTCGTTGCGTTTCTCGACATGGTGGCGTGGGCGGAAGGGACGGATAAGCCGGGCCAGCCGACGAAAGATCACGGCTACGACGTGCGCGTCGGCGGCGGCCTGTTCGAGGGCTATGCAGATCATCCGCGTCAGTCGATCTACGTGCCAACGCTGGGCATCTTCTCGACGGCGGCGGGCCGCTATCAGCTACTGCGGCGGTACTACGACGCGTATCGCAAGACGCTCAGGCTATCGGACTTTTCGCCATTGAGTCAGGACTTGATCGCCCTGCAGCAGATCCGCGAGCGGCGCGCGCTGGGGCTGATCCAGGCCGGGCGCATTCAAGAGGCGATCGCGAAAGTCTCCAACGTCTGGGCCAGTTTGCCGGGCGGCGGTTACAGGCAGTATGAGCAGACACTGGATGCGCTGATCGCCGCCTACGTGCGCGCCGATGGGCAATTGACGGAGGAATGAAGGTGGACGCGCAGTCGAGTACCGATGGTCGCCCGCGCGTTGTCCTGGGAACCTTCGAGCGCTGGGCGTTGGGGATCGCCGCATCGGTCATGACCACCGCATCGATCGCGTTGGTGACGACCGTGCTGCAGACCAAGAGCGCAGTGGACAAGGCCGCCACGCAAGAAGCGGTGCAAAAACTCTCCGAGCAACAGGCGGTGATGAATTCCAAGCTGGTGGACATCCAGGCGCAGTTGGCCGATGTGCCAGCGCTGAAGCTCGAAGTTGCCAAGCAGGCGATTCAGGTGGAGCAAAACAAGCAGGACATCAAAGAACTTCGGCAGCTGCGAGGGCTGAAGTGAGCATCCAACTGATCGAGAACTGGCACCGTGCCTGGAAATTCGCCTCGGTGCAGGTGTGCACCGGGATCGTGCTGCTGCCGGACATCTATAACGGCGTGGCTGCCTTCGGCTGGCTGGAGGAACTGCCTGGCCCTGCTAAGTGGGTGATCCGCGCGCTGGGGGCGTTGGGCGTTGTCGCGCGCATCGTGCAGAAAAAGGGGCCAGGAGAAACACCATGAGGACCATCGTCGCGATCGTGTTCGCGCTGTGCGGACATCTGTGGTTCGCGTTCTGGCGACTGCTGTGGAAGGTGATTGACCGATGACCGTGATCACCGATGCCCTGGCGCCCTACGCGCTGATCGTCCGTCTGGTGCTGTGGGGTGTGCTGGCCGGTGGCGTGCTTGTCAGCGGCTGCCGGTATGGGGAGAGGACGGCCACCGACGCAGCGGCTGCGCAAGTGCGCAATGCCCAGGCGAGCGCTGGCCGTGCGCTGGCCATGGCACGCACCTGCGGCCAGAGACTGACGGACGTCTCCGCTCAGAGCCTGGCCGCCGAGAGGCGCGCTGCCAAGCAGCAGGCGGTAGTAGAAGCGGCAGCGCGCCAGGCGATGCAGGATGCAGCCCTCGCTCGTGTGCAGGCCACATCGGCTGCCCGCGCGCTGCAAGCGGCCAAGGCCACGCCGACGTGTGCTGCCCAACTGGCAATGCCCTTGTGCCCGGAGATCCCCGTCCTATGACCCGCCTACGTCTGGCTGTGCTGGTGCTGGTGCTGGCCGGCTGCACCGAGAAGACCGTGAAGCCGACCGTGCCGACCATGGTGCGTGTCCAGGTGCCGCAGTACGTGCCGTTGCCTGACGCGCTGACCAGGCCGTGCCCTGCCGTCCGTGCAAAGGGGCGTACCGTCGAGGCGGTGGTATCGGCCTACAACACCAATGTCTCGACGCAGACAGAGTGCGACAAACGCATGGCGCGCATCCGCGCGCTGCAGCCCGGTGCCGAGCAGCCGTGATTGGATGCGTTAAGAGAGGAGGATGAGGCTGCGCATGCCGACACGCCCACCACAGCACCGGCCAAGCTGGTGGAAGCCCTACACGGAGGACAACAAGCAGGCACAGCGCAGGCAGGCGCGGCGCGCACTGCCGACGAACGCGACGCAATGGCGGCGATTACGTGCGGCACACCTGGCGAGCGAGCCGCTGTGTCGGCAGTGCGCCAAACTCGACCGCGTGGTCGCCGCGACAGATGTGGATCACATTGATGGGGACGACCGCAACAACGCGCCGCAGAACCTGCAGTCGCTGTGCCACCCCTGCCATAGCCGCAAGACTGCCAAGGAGAACGGCGGCTTCGGGACGTCACGGCGGTGCGCGCTTGATCGGTTCGACGGCCTGCTGCTCGATCCGCACGAGGGCGCCGAGGAGGACGGGACCGATTGCCCATGACGGGCAGGGGGAGGGGCAAAGTTGGGGGCCTTTGCCTTGCGATCCGTGCGCCCCCTTTTCTTCGCGTTTCCACAGAATTTGATTTTCGGTTGGTGACCCATGGCCAGGCATAAACAGCCCGATGAGCTGGCCCGCCTCAAGGGGGCCGACAAGCAAAACCCACAGCGATACAAGCGCCAAACACCTAAGTCCACCGTTGCATTGGGTCAGCCGCCCAACCATCTGCCGGAGGATGTGGCGGCAGCGTGGAAAGAGATTGAGACGTGCGCGCTACCGGGCGTGCTGACCTGCTCGGACCGCTTCGTGATGGAGATCGCGGCCTCGCTGCTGGCCGAGTTCCGTGCCAACCGCGCCGATTTCAAGGCGGCGAAGTATTCGCATCTGATCGGGTGCTTGGCCCGCCTGGGCCTGACGCCAGCCGATCGGCAGAAGCTGGGCACCGAGAAGCCGCCGGAGGACAATCCTTTCAACGAGTTCTAGGCATGGCCGCCCCGTCTCCGAGCGAGATCGCCAAGGAGTACGCCCGCCAGGTCATCGCTGGCAAGGTCCCGGCCGGCGAGTACGTCCGCCTGGCCTGCCAGCGCTTCTTGGACAACCTCAAGCGCAAGGGCAAGGAGTGGCCCTACACCTTCGATGCGGCAAAGGCCGATCGGGCGGTGAGGTTCATGCAGTTGATGCCGCACACCAAGGGCAAGTGGGCGGCACAAAAACAGCGGCTCATGTTCCAGCCGTGGCAATGCTTCATCGAGTGCAATCTGTTTGGCTGGGTCCACAAGGCCGATGGCTTGCGACGGTTTCGCGAGTCCTATGAGGAGATCCCGCGCAAGAATGGGAAGTCGCTGCGCCTGGCCGCGCGCGGGCTGTATCTGTTCGCGGCCGATGGTGAGGCCGGCGCTGAGGTGTATTCGGGCGCGACCAGCGAGAAACAGGCGTATGAGGTCTACCGGCCAGCGTGGCAGATGGTGCACAAGATGCCGGCCTTTCGCGCCCGCTTCGGCATCGAGCAAGCAGGCAACCCGAAGAACCCTGGCCCGATGTTCGTCATGGAGGATATGTCCAAGTTCGAGCCGATGATCGGCAAGCCGGGTGATGGGTCCAGCCCGCATGCGGCGCTGGTGGACGAGTATCACGAGCACGACACCGACCACATGGTCGATGCGATGCAGACCGGCATGGGCGCGCGCGAGCAACCCTTGCTGTCGATCATCACCACAGCCGGATCGAACCTGGGCGGGCCGTGTTATGAAAAGCGCCGCGATGTGATTCGCATCCTGCGCCGGGAAGTGGTCGATGAGACCGTGTTCGGGATCATCTACGCGTTGGACGAGGGCGACCGCTGGGACGATCCGGTGAGCCTGATCAAGGCCAATCCGAACTATGGGGTGTCGGTGTTTGCGCCGTTCCTGCTGGCCCAGCTCGCCCAGGCCAAGCGCTCGGCGTCCAAGCAGAATGCGTTTCGGACCAAGCATCTAAACGATTGGGTCGGTGCCAAGACCGCATGGATGAACATGCTGGCCTGGCAGCGGCAACAACGCGCGTTCTCGATCGCCGATTTTGCCGGCTGCAAATGCTATGCCGGCGTCGATCTGGCGTCCAAGCTGGATGTTGCCGCGGCGGTGTTGCTGTTTGAGAAGGCGGACAGTTACTACGTGGTTCCGCGGTTCTACGTGCCTGAGTCTGCGGTGCAGGAAAACGAGAAATATCAGAACTTCGTGTTGGAGGAGGTCATGGTGTCCACGCCGGGCAACATGACCGATTACGCCTTCATCGAGGAGGACTTGAAGGAATGGGCCGCGGTGACCGAGTTGCAGAACATCGCCTTCGATCCGGCGCAAGCGGCCTACCTGATGACGCGCCTGGGCCAGGCCGGCTTGCCGGTGATCGAGATGGCGCAGACCGTGCGCAACCTGTCTGAGCCGATGAAAGAAGTGGAAGCGCTGACGCTGGCCCGTCGCCTGTGGCACGACGGCAATGCGGCCATGACCTGGATGGTGGGCAACGTGGTGGCGCGGTTGGACGCCAAGGAGCACGTGTTTCCGCGGAAGGAAACGGCGGAAAACAAGATCGATGGCGCGCTCGCACTGATCCTGGCCATGGCCCTGGCGCTGCAGGCGAAGGAATCCACTCTCATCGAGCAGGGCTTTGTGGTGATGCACTGATGTTCGCCCTCTTCGATCCGCCCAGGCGTGCCCTGCGCGAGCGCATCGAGCCGACGATCGGGAACCTGACCGACGGTGAGACGATCGCCTCTTCGGACATCCGCATGTTCGAGATCTTCGGCGCCGGCCAGACGGCGTCGGGCGCGGTGGTCAATCCAACCACGGCCATGCGGGTCTCGGCGGTGTTTGCGTGCGTCAACCTGATTGCCGGTGCGATTGCGCAGCTGCCGTTGCACATCTATGAGCGGGTCGACGATTCGCGCCGCAGAGCGGACCACGATTATTGGTGGCTGCTCAACGAGCAGTTCAGCCAGGCATGGCCGGCGGCGGCCGCATGGGAGTACTTGGTCGCCCAGGTGCTCTTGCGTGGCGATGGCATCGCCTACATCACGCGCAATCGTGCTGGCCAGATGACCGGCCTGATTCCCTGGTCGCGCGATCGGTTGCAAATCATCGCGCAGGAGCGCGCAAGTCCTAAGGAGCCGTTGCGGCTGCAATACACCTTCCTCGACGAGCTGGGCTCCTTCGTCGCCGACCAGGCCGACGTGCTGCACCTGCCGGGGTTCGGCTTCAACGGCGTGTGCTCCATGTCGGTGATCCAATGGGGCGCTCGCAATGGCGTTGGGATCGCGCTCCAAGGCGACGAGCATGCCGGCAAGTTCTTCAGCGAGGGAGGCAAACCCGAGGTGGCGCTGCGGGCAACCGGCAAGATGACCCAGGCCCAGCAGGATGATTTCCGCGATGCATGGGTCAAGAAATACGGGGGAATTCAGGGCAATCGCCGCATCCCGTTGATCCTGACCGAAGGGTTGGATGTAAAGGAACTGACGATGTCGGCGGTGGATCAGCAACTGCTGGAATCCCGGCAATGGCAGGTGATCGACATTGCCCGCGCTTTCGGTTGCCCGCCGCACATGATCGGTGAGACGACCAAGGCCAGCAGCTGGGGCACGGGCATCGAGCAGATGAGCATCGGCTTTGTGAAGCACACCCTGGGTCCGCACCTGAAGCGCTTTCGCGATGAACTGAACCGCAAACTCTTTTTCACCGCCCGCTACTTTGTGGAGCACAACGTCGAGGGCCTGATGGCGGGTGATTCCAAGGCGCAGGCCGAGTACTTCGGCAAGGCGCTCGGCGGTCCCGGTGCGCAGGGCTGGATGACCGTCAACGAAGTGCGCCGCACCAAGAATCTACCGCCGGTCGCCGGCGGCGATGCGCTGTACCGCCCGAGCGAGACGGCCGCGCCAGCAAGCACGCCAGACCCCGAGAAGAAGGAAGACCATGACGATCCCGAAGCTGCTGCAGCTGGCGCGCGATAACGCGCGCGCCTGCACGCCGATCCGCGCCGAGTTGGCCGACGGTACGGCCACGCTCTACCTGCATGGCGTCATTGGCCGATGGTGGGGCGACATCGACGAGACCGCGTTTGCCAAGACGCTGGCCGGCATCGATGCGCAGACGATCCACCTGCGGATCGACTCGCCTGGAGGCGACGTGTTCGCCGCGCGCGCCATGATGACGGCCATTGCCCAGCACAGCGCGAGTGTCATCGCGCATGTCGATGGCCTGGCGGCCTCGGCTGCGACCGGGATCTGCATGGCCTGCGACGAGGTGGAGATCACCCAAGGTGCCAGCTTCATGATCCACAACGCCTGGACCATCGCCGTCGGCAACAAGGCCGATCTGTCCAAGACCGGCGAGTTGTTGGGCAAGATCGATGAGGGCCTGGCCGGCGACTACACGCGTCGCACTGGCAAGGCACTGGCCGACATCGTCCAGTGGATGGACGCCGAGACGTGGTTTACGGCAGATGAGGCCAAGGCGCATGGCTTTGCCGATCGCGTGGTCGAGGTGGTCGGTAAGAAGACGGCAAGCAACCACTGGAACCTGTCGGCCTATCAGAACGCCCCCACCCCGCTTGCCAGCCCTGCAGAGCAGGACACGGCCGTCGCCGCGCAGCGACGCGCGCTGGAACGGCGCCTGGCGCTGTTGGAGCGCATCCCCGCCTAAGCGGCTTCCACCTGAACACCGCCGCCGCCGACAGGCGGCTTTTTTATGCCCACAAGGAACATGACATGAGCTTCAATTTGACTGCCGAGCGGGAGCGCCGCAACGCGCTGGCCAAGGAAACCCGCAACCTGCTGGATGCCAGTACGGGCAACGGCAACGCCTGGAGTGCGCAGGACCAGCAGGCGTACGACGCCAACATTGCCGAGATCGAACGGATCGATGCGGCGATCGATCGCCACCAGCGGCTGATGGACTTGACCGCTGAAGCCCATCTGCACCAAGCCGGTGTGCGTGAGCACGCGGTGTCCGACCCGCCGCGCAAGGCGCCGTCCGGGGAGATGCTGCTGTTCGACAAGTGGGCGCGTCGTGGAGACGGCGGCCTTTCGGCCGAGGACTGGAGGCAGATCAACGCGGCCATGTCCGGCAACCCGGCCCTCACCCCGGAGCAGGGTGGCTACACCGTGCCCACCACGCTCGCTGGACAGATTCTCGATGCGCTCAAAGCCTATGGCGGCATGCGCCAGGTGGCCGACATCATCCGCACCGCTGGTGGCGAACCCATGCAATATCCGACCAGCGATGGCACCTCTGAGGAGGGCGAGATCGTGGCCGAAAATCAGTCGGCCAGCGATGCCGATATCAGCTTCGGCACCAAGGGCCTGCCGGTCTACAAGTACAGCTCCAAGGTCGTGACCGTCCCATGGGAACTGCTGCAGGACACGACCGCCGACATCGCCGGCTTCATCACCCAACGCCTGCAGATGCGCCTGGGGCGCGTGACCAACCGTCATTACACCGTCGGCACCGGCAACGGCCAGCCGATGGGTGCGATCACCGCGGCCACGGTGGGGAAGATCGGTGCGGTCGCGGCCACGCCTGCGATCTCCTACGACGATCTGGTGGATCTGGAGCACAGCGTCGATCCGGCCTATCGGGCGAACGCGCAGTGGATGTTCCACGACGACACGCTGAAACTGTTGCGCAAGCTCAAGGATGCACAGGGACGTCCGATCTTTGTGCCCGGCTATGAGCAGGGCAATCCCGGTGGCGCACCGGATCGCCTGCTCAATCGCAACATTCAGATCAATCAGCACGTCCCTTCGCCGACTGCCCTGGCCAAGTCGATCGCGTTTGGCGACTTCAGCTATTACAAGATCCGCGACGTCATGGCGATCACCCTGTTTCGCTTCAACGACTCGGCCTACGTCAAGAAGGGGCAGGTGGGCTTCCTGGCCTGGATGCGGTCCGGTGGCAACCTCATCGACGTCGGCGGGGCGGTGAAGCTGTTCCAACACGGCGCGGCGGCGTAACACCCCACACACACCAAAGCCGGCCGCCTGGCGCGGCCCGCGCTCGAGGGCAGACACATGGCAAAGAGCAAGAGCGCGATCACCGCTGAGGCGGCCGCCGACACCCCCCACGACAACGACCTTGCAAGCCAGGACACCGCGACGGTGCCGGCGCTGGTGCTGCATACCAGCTTCCTCGGCATCACAGGTGAACGGATCGCAGTGCCGGCCGATCGGGCGCAGGCATTGCAGGAAGCCGGCTATATCGACACCCACCCGGCCGCGCTGACCTATGCGGACTGAGCGATGCTACAGCTGATCACCGCCGCCACCGAAGAGCCGGTCACGCTGGTGGATGCGAAGACGCATCTGGTCGTGCTGCACGATGCTGACGATGCGTTGATCGCCGCCTTTATCACTGCTGGGCGGGAAGTCGTCGAGCAGCAGACCGGCTACGCGCTGGCGCTGGCGTCCTATGCGTGGACGCCCGTCGGTGCGGGCCGATCGCCGCTGCCGATCGAGCCGGCCCAGGTCACCAGCCAGGACGGGGACTGGCCGGTGCTGTTCACCACCAGGCCGGGTCCGGTCCCGGCGGCGCTGAGAGCGGCGATCCTGCTGCTGGTCGGTGACCTGTACGCCAATCGGGAGGCATCGGTCCAGGGGCTGAGCGAGAACCCCGCCGTGTCCCGCCTGCTCTTCCCGTTCCGGCGGGTGATGCCATGAGGCGCGCGGGCAAGTACCGGCAGCGCATCGCGCTGTTGGCAGTGGCCACGGTGAAGGACGGCTTCGGCGATGCGGTCCAGCTCTGGCAGACATGGCTGGAAGAGGTGCCGGCAGAAGTGGTGGCGCTGTCGGGCAAAGAGTTCATCGCATCCGGTGCGGATCAGGCGCAATTGATCGCACGCATCGACATCCCGTATCTGCCTGGCGTCACCAGCGACATGCGCGTGGAGCACGACGGACAGGTATATGTGATCACGGCAGTGTTGCCCGATGCGTCCGGTCGGGATCACCTCACCCTCATGGCGGCATTGCCGAAGGCCAATGGCTGACCTCGATCTTCAGATCTTGGGCTTGTCCGAGCTGGAACAGGCGCTGTTGCAACTTGCAGAGCCGGCCGCGCGCCGCGCCTTGCGCAAGGGCATGCGGCAGGGCGCGATGGTGATCCGCAACGATGCGCGTGCGCGCGTCAGGGTCGCACGCGGCCGGTTGCGGCGCGCGATCCGCACACGGGAGCGAAGCGACGAGCAAGGTTGGATCCGGTTCGCTGTTGAGGTGCCGAAATCGGCGTTCTACGGCAAGTTCGGTGAGTACGGCACCAGCAAGATGGCGGCATGGCCCTTCATGCGGCCGGCGGCCGAGAGCAAGACCGAGGAGGCGATGACGGCCATGCGTGATGCGATTGCCGAGGCAGTGGCACTGGAACTGCGCAGGACACGGCGATGAGTCTGGACGAGCGCCTGGTCGAGGTGATCGGAACCATCACCGATGACGTCTATGCGCGTCCGGCGCGCAACCCGCCGGCGCTGTATGTGACCTATCAACGCACGAGCGGGCGGCTGCACGCGACGCTGCATTCCGGTGCAGGGGGCGAGCGCGGCACGTTTCAGGTCGACGTATGGGGACCGACAAAGGGGGCTGTGCGCTTACTCGCTGATCGCATCAAGCTCGCCTTGCCGGGCGCGTTGAAAGTCGGGGACATCACCGACAACCCCGACGATTACGAGCAAGACACGCTGCTGCACCGGGTCAGCTTCGACGTTGTTGTCTGGGCGTGACCCGAACGATTGAGCCATTCGACGGCCACCGAGAGGTGGCCTTTTTGTTTTCATCATGAGGAGGCAAGGGTGACCGATAACAAGGCCATTTCGGCGCAGGATGCTGCGCTCTACGTCAAAGCGGGTGCAGTGCCGAGCGCGCCCAACAACCCCACCAGCTACACCGAGGTGGATGGTGTCACCGGCTTCCCGTTCGGGCGCGGCCAAGCGAACGCGCTGGATGCCACCAATCTGCGCTCCAAGCAGATCGAGAACATCCCGGGTCTGTCCGGCGGGCAGGCGGTGCAGGTGTCCGGTCAGCGCTGGCCGGTCGGAACCTCGGCCGGGCAAGACATCCTGCGCGACGCTGCACCGAGTGCTGACCTGTTTTTTCTCATGGTGCTGCCCTCGGGCGATGCGGCCACCTTCGTGGCGAAGGTGTCCGCATTCAACGTCACCAGCGGCACCAATCAGGTGCTGACGTTCACCGCGGATCTGCTCCCGCGCAATTTCACCCTGGTCACGTTGCCGACGGGAGGCTGATCCATGACGCTGCTATCCAAGAGCCAGATCCTGGCCGCCGATGACCGCAAAACCGAAGACCTCCAGATCACCGAGTGGGGCGGCACCGTGCGTATCTCCACGATGTCGGCAAGCGATCGCGATCAGTGGGAGCAGGATACCTACGGTGGCGAGAAGACAAAGATGGAGGATTTCCGCGCCCGCTTCGTTGCACTGTGCATGGTCGACGAAAAAGGCGTGCGGTTGTTTACCGACAAGGAAGTCGGTCAACTTGGGGCCAAGTCCGCATCGGCGCTGGATCGGGTGTTCCGGGCGGCACAAAAACTCAACGCGCTCGGCGATGCGGCCATGGAGGTGATGGAAAAAAAATCCTGAGCCGGCCAGAGCGCCGGCTGCAGTTTCGCATCGCCTGGCGCTTGGGCTACCCGCATCCGGATCACCTGCTGGCAGGATTGACGTCCCGTCAGCTGACCGAGATGTACGCCTTCGCCGGGATCGAACCGCTCGACCAATCGCTGCAGAACATGATCGCGCAGCTGACCGATGTCCTGGCGCGCGTTCATGGCAACGACACCTGCGCGCAGGATTTCATGCTGGTGCAAAAGCCGGCCGTATCGGTTGACGATGCGGCGACGCGCTCCCAGCAACTGATCGAACTGTTCCAGGCCGCCGCACGGCGCAACGCGCTCGACTGACCTGATCTGCTCACTTCCTCCACCCCCGCAGGGGCCATCGACATTGATGGCCCTTTTTTGTTGGAACAGCGATGACCTCCACAGCGGCCACCATCGAGGTCCTGCTTCGGGCCAACACCGCGGCCTATCGCGCCGAGATGATCAACTCGGCCCGCGTCACCACGCAGAGTCTGGCGGCGATCCGCAAGGACGCCGCGCAGACGGCGGTCTCGATCGCCGGCCTGCAACAAGCGGCCGCCGGCTTTGTCGGATTCCAGGCCGTGGCCGGTGGTGTGCGCTCGTTGATCGATGCGCAAAAAGCGATTCAGCAGATCCACTATGGATTACAGGGGGCCACGGGATCGGCGGCGGTTGCCGATAAAGCCTATGCCTTCGTCTCCCAGACGGCCAAGGACCTCGGGCTGGATCTGGAGGGGGCGGCCAAGAGCTTCACCAGCATGTCGGCCTCGGCCAGCGCCAATGGCATCGCGCTGCGCGATCAAGAAGAGTTGTTCCGGCAGCTGTCGCGTTCGGCCACGGTCCTGCACCTGAGCAGCGAGCAGATGGGACGAGCCACGACCGCATTGGGCCAGTCCTTCAGCAAGGGGAAATTCCAGGCCGAAGAGCTGCGCCAGCAGCTGGGCGAGGCTATTCCCGGCATCGTGCCGCGTTTCATGCAGGCCGTTGCCAAGATGAACCAGGGCACCGCGCTGGCCGGCAAGTCGTTCGACAAGCTGCTGCAGGACGGTGACCTCAACGCACAGAAATACCTGCCGGCGATGATCGAGGCGCTGCGCCAGACCGGCCGCGGCGCCGAAGAGGCCGCCAAGGGACTCAATGCCGAGCTCAATCGTTTGTCCTCGGCGTGGTTCACGCTCAAGGCCCAGGCCAGCGGCGGGGTCTTCAGCGATGCGGCGATCTCCTCTGTTCGGCTGATGTCCGAGCACCTGGACAAGGTGGCGGGCGCGGCGACCATTGCCGCAGGAGTGATCGCAGGGCGATTGTTGGGGACCGGTGCCAGGACCGCCTACGGCGCAGTTGCTGCGCCGGTAGCCGAGCGTGTGTCATCGGCAGCCCAGGCAGCCGAAGTGGCCAACCTGGCGCGTGAGCGGGCCAAGGACGCCGCATTGCAGGTCGAGCAGGCGCGCAACTCGGTGCGCCTGGCAACGGCCTGGCAGGCGCAGGCGGCAGCGGGGAGGGAGACGGCCAGCAGTCAACGGGCGGTGGCCGCGGCAGCCCATGAAGCCGCCGAGCGCACCCTGGAACACCAGGCCACGGCCGCGACGCTGTCGGCGAACCTGCGAGCACAGGGCCAGGCGCAGGGCGCGGCGGTGGTGGCCCAGCGCAACCTTGCCCGCGCACAGGCCGAGTACAACGCCGCGGTGGCATCGGGTACACGCGCCGACGCTGCCGCGATCACGGCCAAGGGCCGCCTGATTGCGGCCCAGGAGGCCGCCACGGTGGCGACCACCGGCTTGGCTGGGGCGCGCGCCAAGGAGTCGGCCGCCGGGGCCGCATCGAGCGTGAGTGGCATGGTGTCCGGTGGGCTCAAGAGCGCAGGGTCTGGCCTGCTTGCCCTTGCTGGCGGCCCTTGGGGTGCCGCGGCGATCGCCATCGGCAGCGTGGCCGTGGCCTACAGCGATCTGGTGCGCACCTCCGAGCAGGCGCGTGCGCAGTACCAGCAGCAGATCAAGTCCCTGGACCTGCTGCGCCTGTCCATGCAGGACACCGTCGAGCAGTACGGCAAGGGGAAGACCTCGATCGCTGACCTGGCTGAGCAATGGAACACCTGCGCGCAGGCCATGAAGAAGAACGAGGAGCGCATCAAGGCGCTCCAGGCGGCCGTGGAGAACTACCAGGGCCGCATCAAGCAGGCCCAGACCTCGACCCGCGAAGGGGCCGGCCTGCGGATCAGCGCCGACTACGAGGGCCTGCAGAAGGCCCAGGCCGAGCTGCAGAAGTTCCAGGACCAGGTCGCGCCGGTGCGCGCGACGTTCCTCGCGCTGGAATCGACCCTGCGCGCCTCGCTGGACCCGGCCGTCTTCGAGAAGCTGCGCGCGGCCGCACGCAAGGCCGACGATGTGCAGTTCGCCAAGGTGCTGTCCGGCCTGAGCGACATCCAGCGCCAGGCGCTGGATGTCGCCGACGCACTGCGCAAGATCAGCCAGACCGGCACCGACGAGATCTGGACGCGCCAGGTCGCGCGCCTGAAGCGCGAGCAGGGCGAGTACCAGGCGTGGCTGGCCACCGAGGCCAAGAAGTACATGGAGGCCACCGGCACCAACACCTTCGCCGCGGCGTGGAAGGTACTCACGCCCGAGCAGCAGCACGATTTCATCAAGCGCCGTGAGTTCGTGAAGGCCGACGTGGCCGCCGAGGAGCAGTGGAAGGAACAGCAAAAAGCCAACACCGCCGCAACGCGCGCGAGCCTGTCCGACGCCAAGCAGCAGGAGAATCAATACGCCTCAATCATCGACCGCATCCAGAAGCAGATCGCGCTGGACAAAGAGCAGATGGGCTTGACGCAGGACATGAACGCTGCCCAAAAACTGCAAGTGTCGGCCAACACGGAGCTGGCCTCCTCCAAGAGCAAGTTGAACGATGAGGAGCGCAGACGCGTGCGCGCCCTGCTCGATGAGGCGGTGGCCCAAGGCAATGCGCTGGCGGCCCAGCAGGCGGCCAGGAAGGCCGCCGAGGACATGCTGCGGTTGCAAAAGGAGCTGCGCGAGGCCATCACCACGCAGCAGCAGGGCAACGCCGCCGATCTGCTCGGGATCGGCCACGGCAGTGATGCGGTGGAGCAACTGCGCCGGCAGGTCCAGCTCAAGCAGGATTACGACCGTCGCCTGTCCGATCTCAACGATCGCAATGCCGCGGCCAATCAGGGGGCCGGCTACACCAAGGCGCAGTACGCCCAGCAGCTTGCCGCCCTGGACAGCTTCTATGCCGATGCGCTGGAGCGCGAAGCGGCCTATCAGCAGGCGCGCAAGGAGTATTTGGCAGATTGGAGCAATGGCGCGATCCGCGCCTTCCAGGACTATGCCGCCCAGGCAGCCAACACGGCGGAGTTGACCAACACGCTGTTCTCCACGGTCTTCACCGGCCTGGAGGATGTCATCGGGAACTTCGTCAAGACCGGCAAGCTCTCCTTCTCGGAGCTGGCCAATTCGATTATCTCGGATCTGGCGCGCATCGCCGCCAAGAAAATGATCACCGGCCTGCTCGGTGGCGTCACCGGTGGCGGTGGCACCACCGGCAGCATTGTCGATCTGTTCTCCGGCAGCTGGGGCTTCGATGCCGGGGGCTATACCGGTCCCGGTGGCGTCAAGCAGCCGGCCGGCATCGTGCACAAGGGCGAAGTGGTCTGGTCGCAACGCGACGTGGCACGTGCTGGCGGGGTGTCGGTGGTCGAGTCGATGCGCCTGGGCGACCGCGGTGATGACACTGGCGGGGTGGTCATGGGAGGCCAGGTGGTGCGCGTGCAGCCACGCACCGAGGTGTCTGGCGGTCACGACGGCAAGACCCGCCATCCGCTGCAGCAGTACGTGACGGTCCAGGTGAGCGGTCGACCCGATCGACGCACACCGGACCAGATCGCCCGCGCCACCGCGCGCGAGACCGCCAGAGCCATCTCCTGACCATGACCTATATCGACGCACGTCTCTCCGATCTGGTGGCCTTTGGGTTTTCGGGGGGACCAGAGTGGAGCACCCGCATCGTCCCACTGGAGAACGGACAGGAGCAGCGCAACGGGCAGTGGCGTTACCCGCGCTACCGATTCAAGGCGCAATATCTCAACTTCCGCGAAGAGGCCAGGAACGACATCCTGGCCGCGTTCAACGCGGCCCGAGGCCGCCTCTACGCGTTCCGGTTCAAGGACTACAACGACTTCATCGCGCGCGCAGAGCGTGTGTATCCCACGGCCGGCACACGCGATGCGGTGCAACTGATCAAGACCTATCCGCTAGGCCCGGTCTCCACGCCGCGGAAGATCCAGGCACCCGTCGCGGGCGCAGCCACGGTGTACGACCACCTTGCCAACCCGGTCCCCGGCACCTTGGACACTTCCGTCGGCCTGTTCGTGCCGGCCACGGCGTGGGGCAATGGTCCCTACACATGGAGCGGGGAGTTCGATGTCTGGGTGCGCTTTGACAGCGACTACAACGCCTTCACGATCGGCAACCGGAGTGGAGACGAATACGTGGCCACCGCCGAGATCGAGCTGTTGGAGGTGCGGCGGTGAAAGACATCCCGCTGCTGCTGCGCGAGCATCTTGCGCAGGACACGACAACGACCTGCATCCTGCTGAAGGTGGTCTGTGCCGGCGCCTTTGCCGGCCGGGTACTGGGGTTCACCAGCCTGGACGACACGGTGATCTACAACGATGGCCTGCACACGGTCACCTACACGCGCGACAACGGCTTCTATCCGGCTGCCTATGAAGCCTCCTCGGAACTGAGCGCCGACAACACGGATATGACCGGGTATGCCAGCGACAGCGGCATCACCATCGGTGACGTGCAGGCCGGTGTCCTGGACAACGCGGACGTGACGATCTACCGCGTGAACTACATGGACCTCGGGATGGGCCATGAGATCGTCGGGTACGGCAAGACCGGGCGCGCGGCGGTCACGGGGCGGCGGTGGAAAGTGGCCTTCAAGAGCCTGATCCGCCTGCTTGATCAGACCATCAATCCGGTCTGGTCATTGACCTGTCGTGCGCAGTATGGGGATGGGCGCTGTGGGATGCCGTTTGAGTGGTTCGCCGGGAGCGTGGCGCAGCCAGGCAGCGACCCCCTGCGCCTGTTTGTCCCGGCAGGGCTATCGCAGGTGGCGGGCGACTTCGCACCGGGCGTGCTGGAGTGGCAATCGGGCCAGAACGCGGGCGCGCAGATGGAAGTGGAGGCCTATGCGCCTTCCAGCATCCATCTCTCGCTCACCATGCCGTTCCCCATCAACGCCGGGGATCGGTTTCGGATCCGTCGCGATTGCGACAAAACGCATCTCACCTGCAAGGCGCGCGGCAACTTGCTGCGCTTCCGCGGCGAGCATCTGACGCCCGTGGCGCAGGCGGCGCTGATGGTCCCAGGTGCCTATGTGAAAACCAAGACATGAGGGCGCCTGCCGAGGCCATCGCAATGGCCCGCAGCCTGCTCGGCGTGCCATGGGTGCACCAGGGCCGCAATCGGCATGTGGGGATCGATTGCGTTGGCTTGCTGCTGCTGGCCTACGAGCTCCCCTACGACTATCGCGGCTACTCCACGCACCCTCACAACGGGCTGCTCGAACAGCATCTGCAATGCGCCTTCGGCGCACCCCCTCGCCTTGAGCGTCCTGCCATTGCGCTTAGCGACCTGCGTGTGGGCGAGGTGCTGGCAATGACCACCACCGGCGGCCGCGTCGCGCGGCACGTGGGGCTGGTCGGCGACTACGCCTATGGCGGGGTCTCGCTTATCCACACCGATGCCGACTTGGGCCGCGTGGTCGAGTGCGGCATCGATGAGGTCACTGTCTCCAACATCCTGAAGGTCTTTACACCATGGGCGGATCTGCAAGACAACTCGCGGGCGGTGTCGTCGGCGCCGTCGTCGGGTACTTTGCCAGCGGCGGAAACCCCGCCGGCATCGCCTGGGGGTTCTCGATCGGTGCGGGCCTGGCGGCCTCCACGATCACCACCCACGTCAACACCCCGCGGCTGACCGATGTCACCAACCAGACCAGCACGGTTGGCGGAACCATTGCGCAAGGGTCCGGCAGCTTTCCGTGCAGCGGCAATCTGATCTGGACCTCGGAGCTGGTCGAAAAGCAGATCAAGAAGAAGTCCGGCGGCAAGGGCGGTGGTGGCGGCACCACCACGACCAGCTATCAGTATTTTCGCAGCTATGCGATCGGCGTGTGCCTGGGCGAGATCGACACCTTCCTGATCATCAAGCGCAACGGCAAGGTGGTCTATACCGCTGACCCAGGCGCCTCGCTCGACGATGTCGCCTACTCGAAAGAATGGGCCAGCCGGGTAGCGCTGTATGTCGGGTCCGAATCGCAGATGCCAGATCCGACCATCGAGGCGGTGGAAGGCGTCGGCAATGTGGCCGCCTTTCGGGGACTGGCTTACATCGTGGTCAAGAGCGATGACCTGACGGACCTGCTGGGTGCTGTTCCGCAGTATGAGTTCGTTGTCAGCCGCACCATCCGACGTGTCGACGATCCGGTGTTGAACGGTATTCGCGCCGTCACCTTGATCCCGGCCACCGGCGAATTCCTCTACGCCACCACGCGACACCTGGCCCGGCTGGGCTCTCAATTCAACGCACCCACGCAGTTCAACTTCCTGGCCAATAACGGCAAGTCCGATATCGCCAATGCCATGGATCTGCTGGACCGAACGCTGCCCCATTGCACGACGGTGGCGCTGGTGGTGTCGTGGTTCGGCACCGACCTGCGCGCCGATCAGTGCGAGATCCTCCCTGGATGGGCCAAGGGCGACGAATGGGGGCATATCTACTGGAGCGGCGGCAACGCCAATCAATGGCAGGTCAATGGGTCCCGGTGGAACGGCGATGGCGGGCGGGTGTGGATGATCACCGGCGCCGGCGCGCACGGACAACGGCCTGTCTATGGGTCCACGCCATCGGACACGTCCATCATCGAGGCGATCGCGTTCCTGAAATCCCGCGGCAAGCGGGTGATCTTCTATCCCTTCATCATGATGGACATCCCCGCGTCCAACACCAAGCCCAATCCCTACGATCCTGGGGCGCGGCAGCCGGTCAATCCCTGGCGTGGGCGCATCACCTGCTTCCCGGCTTATGGCGTGGCCGGCTCACCCGATGGCACAAGCGCTGCCGGCGCGCAGGTCGATACGTTCTTCACCCGCGACTACGGGTTCAATCGGTTCATCAGTCACTACATCGACCTTTGCCAGCAGGCCGGCGGAGTGGATGTCTTCCTGATCGGCTCGGAGCTGGTCGGGCTGACGAAGGTGCGCGACGCGCGCACCAGCTGCCGCGCGGTGACCCATCTACGTGCCTTGGCCGCACGCTGCAAGGCCGCCATGCCAGGCTGCAAGGTGGGCTATGCGGCCGACTGGACCGAGTACAAGGGGCAACAGTACGGGCGCGATCTGATCTTCGGCATGGATGCCTTGTGGGCGGATGCGGCGATCGACTTCATCGGGATCGACAACTACCTGCCCATCGCCGATGTCAGGCAAGAGCAAAGCGGCAGCCTGATTTACAACGTCGATTACCTGAAATCCAACATCGAGGGCGGGGAGTATTTCGACTGGTATTACGCCGATCGCGCCAACAACGTGAAGGTCAACATCACCGATGGCGCCTATGGCGAGCCTTGGGTCTATCGCCAGAAGGACATCCGCAGCTTTTGGAGTCATCGGCACTTCAACCGCATCGACGGTGTGCGTCAGCCAACCCCGACCGCGTGGGTGCCCACATCCAAGCCGATCTGGTTCACCGAATACGGGTGTCCGGCCATCAACCGCGGGCCGAATCAACCCAACGTGTTCTTCGATGCCAGTTCCTCGGAGTCATCGCTGCCGTATTTCTCGACCGGTGCCCGCGACGATGCGGCGCAATACGCCTACTACCGCGCGATGATCGAGTACTGGCGCGACAACGGCGGCCAGATGTTGGATGCAGCCAACATGGTCGCCTGGACCTGGGATGTTCGCCCGTTCCCCAACTTCCCCAACGAGCGGGTGTGGAATGGCCGCCAATCCGCTGGCTACTATTGGGCCGACCACAACAACTATCCCCGCGGGCATTGGCTGCAGGGGCGTCTGGGCAACGCCTCGATCGCCGCGCAGATCCAGGAAATCGCAGCACAGGTCGGCGTCGATGAACAATCTCTCGATCTGTCCAGCCTGGCGAGCGTGCAGATGTCCGGCTACCGGTTGGCGTCGGAGACCACCGCCGTCAAGGCGATCGAGCCGATGCAGATGGCCTACCTGTTCGATGTGGCCGACTTCGACAAGCGCATCCATTTTGTCAGGCGCGGCCAATGGCCGGTGGCCACCATCGCCTACGAGGATCTGGTCGAGGCACACGCTGAGGAGGACGCACCGCTCAACATTGAGCGTGTGGAAGAGACCACGCTGTTGCGCAAGCTTTCGCTCACCGCATTCGATCCGACGCTCGGCTATCAGACCAACACGCAGTTCGCCGAGCGGCGTGTGGGCACGATCCAGGCCACCTCCGAGTCGAGTCAAGAACTGCCGATGACGATACCGCCCGACGATCTGGCCAGCATCGCGCTGCGCCGGCTCAAGATCGCGTGGGGTGAAAGAGACCGGGCGCAGTTCCACACCACCTTGAAATATGCATACGTGACGCCCACCGACGAGGTGTGGGTCGAGGACGATAATGGCGTGTTTCATCGGCTGCGCATTGAGCGCGTCATGGAAGACTCTGGAATTTTGTCGTTTGAGGGAAGTCGGGCAGCCTCCTTCATCTACGACGCGCAGGCCGATGGAGTGGCGGCCTATCCACCATCAAGCACCACGCCTGGTCTGATCGGCGATACGTCCTTGTACGTGCTCGATCTGCCTGTGCTCAAGGACACCCAGGATGTGCTCGGGGTCTATGTTGCCATCCTCGGCGATGGCGCCGGCTGGAACGGAGCAGCCATCCAGATCTCCATCGATGGCGGACAATCGGTGTATCAGACCGTCACCGCGCCGGTCGACTCGTCTGTCGGCTTCACTACTGTCGATCTGTTCGCCGAGCAGTCCGCCACGTACCTGTCTGATCAGCGCCTGTCGATCACGATGAATGATGCGCCCGAGTCGATCACGCAAAGCGCCAAGCTCAATTACGGCAACCGCATGGCGATCCAGACGCCAGAGGGAGCGTGGGCGGTCGTGCAGTTCGACCAGGTCCAGACCCATGACGATGGCTCCTACGTCTTGAGCGGCCTGGTGCGGGGCCGCTACAACACCAGCACCGGTGCGATCCCTGCCGGTGCGGTGTGTGTGCTGCTCAACGACTACACCTACTTCCTGCAAATGGAATCGTGGATGGCGGCTGCAACGCTGCATGTGCGTGCCGTCAGCAACGGCCTGGTCGCTGATGAGGTGCCCTGGCGCGGCTACAGCGCTCTGCGAAAGTCGCAGACCGAGTGGCCGCCGTCGATGGTCACTGCAAGGCGTGATGCGTCGGACGCGGTCACGGTCTCGTGGATCGGCCGCGGTCGGATCGGTGCAGAGATCGCCGCCCGCAACTCGCAGTATTTCACCGGCTACAAGGTCACATGGAGCGATGGCGTGACTTCCACCACGACCCAGACGTCCGTCACGCGTGCCGCTGTCCCGGTCGGGGTCACGGTGCGCGTGTGTGGCACCAACCTCATCACCGGCGATGGCGCCGATTCCACATCCGTGAGGACCTGACATGAGCGACACGACCCCCAACCTCGGCATCCCGACGATGGATGCCAACCTCCTGCAACCCTCGATCCCCTTCAACACCGCCATGCAGCTGCTTGATGCGGTGGCGCACATCGTGATCGTCGATACCCTGAGCGCACCGCCGGCGACATCGGCTGCCGACCAGGGCAAGGTTTATTTGATCGGCGATGCGCCGACAGGGGCATGGGTTGGCCGTGCGGGGCAGCTTGCACTCTGCACGGCCCCCTTGCTGTGGATCTTCATCACACCAAAGATGGGCTGGTATGCGGACCTCGCCGGCCGCCTGAGTCGGCTAGGGCAAAGCGGCTGGGTGCCGCTCGGTGGCAGTAGCCCAGCCAACGCTGAGGTCAAGGTCATCACCGAGCATGGCGCCTCCACGCAGCTCAAGGTCGTCGAGGAGTTGATCACGCTCACGGGGGCGTCGGTTGCCTCGACAGCCCTCATCCCGAGCCGTGCGATCTTGCTCGGCGTCTCGTGCAGAACCGTTAGTGCGATCAAAGGCGCAGCATCGTATGCCTGCGGCATCGCCGGGGAGACCAGCAAGTTCGGCTCCTTGCTGTCGATCAGCGCGGGCAGCACCAACATGGGGGTGATCGGGCCGCAGGCGTTCTACGCGGACACGGCGGTGGTCCTAACCCCGGCCGGGGGAGACTTCACGGGAGGAAGCGTGCGCATTGCGCTGCATTATTTTGCCAACGCGCCAGCGGCCGCCTGAGTAGGCCGTAACCCCTGCGCGATGGTCCCCTCTTGCGCCGACCTGGTCGTCCACGACGCTGCATCGTTCCCGAGCGTGGCGGCATCCGCACCGATCCTGTAACAGCCTCAGAGCCTATGACACGTCCAATGATCCCGTGGCCGGGCGGCAAACGCCGCCTGATCAAACACCTGTACCCGCATTTCCCCGTCCATGAGACCTACGTCGAAGCCTTTGCCGGCGGCGCGGCCGCACTGCTGATGCGTTCCCGGCCCGCCCCGTTGGAAGTGCTCAACGACATCAACAGCGATCTTGTCTGCCTGTATCGCTGTGTGCGACACCACCTCGATGAGTTCGTCCGCATGTTCCGCTGGTCGCTCGTGTCGCGGCAGATGTTTGAGTGGGCGCACATGGAGCGTCCGGAAACCTTGACCGACATCCAGCGCGCTGCGCGCTTCTACTACCTGCAGAAGCTGGCCTTCGGCGGAAAGGTCGAAGGCCAGACCTTTGGGGTCGTGGCCAGCGGCACCGGGCCGCGTCTGAACCTGCTGCGCATCGAGGAAGAACTCAGTGCGGTGCACCTGCGCCTGGCCAACGTGGTCATCGAACATCTGCCGTGGCATGAGTGCATCACACGCTACGACCGCCCAGGTACGTTGTTCTACCTCGATCCGCCGTATTGGCAGACGGAAGGGTACGGCGTCGATTTTCCCTGGGAAGAGTACGAGCGTCTGGCCAGCATGGTGCGCACGCTGCAGGGCAAGGCCGTGATCTCCATCAACGATCATCCCGATATCCGGCGCGTCTTCGCCGGCTTGGATCTGGTGCCGCTGCAGCTTGGCTACACCATCGGCAGCCCTGGTGACCGGGATCGCCTGTTTGGTGAGCTGATCATCAAGAGTTGGGACGACCGCCAGGCGGCGTTGTTATGAGCTGTCCGTTGTCTGTCTGGCGCGTGCGATCTCGCTTGCTGTGTCCGCCCGTCAGAGCGTCACTGTGACTTCTTCCAACGCACGAGAAAAACGCATGAGCAAGTACCCCAGCAAAGGCATCGACATGGATCTCATCGACCAGTTCCAAACGCTCGACACACGCTTGTTACTGGCCATGCATCATGGCGATGTGGATGCGCTTGCAGTGGCGCGTCGGGAGCTTGCCATGCGCGGTGTGGACGGGACAGGCCGCTGGGTCGGCTTCGTACAAGCCGCGGAACGTCTGGGACTTTGATCGCTTAGCGCCACAGCAGTTCAGGACACTGCAGGGCGGCCGCAAGGCCGCCCTGCTTGCGTGTGTCCCGACGAGCGCCGTCTACGCGCCGCAATCCTCATGCCCTGGAAGCTATACGGAAGGGTCAGATTTTTCTGACCCCACCGAGCGGGCTTGGCCTATTTGCCAAATGAGTCGTCGGCGCTATAGTTAGTATCACTGGCAACGCGTTATCCCCGGCATCGGGTCGTCCAGAGCGCGGGGCTGAAGGGGGACGTTCGGCCTGCCAGTGTTTTCTTGATTTGCACATTGTCGCTTTCGCGGGAGGTCGTGGGCGCCATGCGGTCCAATGGCCGACGCCTCCCCATCCATGTCTGTTCTTTATTCACGGAGCACAGCCCAGATGGACTTGATGCAGTATGTCCAGATCAGTCAGGACGGTCGCATCCTCGAACTCCAGTTTGCCGGCCAGAACGCGCCGCGTCGGAATCTGCTGTTTCCCTTGCGTCTGCAACTGACCGGGGCGCTGAGCGAGCCCTTCACCGCTGATGTCACCTGCCTGAGCCAATCCTCGGCGATCGAACTCAAGACGCTGCTCGGCCAGCGCGCTGGCATCACCATTCGTCACCACGACGGCGAGCGCAAGGTCAACGGCGTGGTGACCGCCGTGCGGCAATTGGGCGCCGATGGCGGCTTGTCCAGCTACCGCTTGCGCATCCAGCCCGCATTGGCACTGCTTGCATACCGCCGCACCTGCCGCATCTTCCAGGAGCAGAGCGTGCCGGACATCGTCGCGCAGATCGTGCAGGAACATCGCGCCAGCAATCCCCCGATCGCCGCCAGCTTCCGCCTGGACCAGCAGCTGCGCCAGACCTACGCGCCGCGCTCGTATTGCACGCAGTTCGACGAAGACGACCTCAGCTTCATCCATCGCCTGCTGGCCGAGGAAGGCATCAACTACACCTTCGCCTTCGCCGACGACCAGAGCGCCCGGACGCACACGCTG